TAATATCTTCTTTGAAAAATACTTCCTTAGTAGGTTGCATTGGAGAACCAGCATAATCATTCCAATATGAAATAGATTCGAACTGATCATTCTCGTCCCAGTTAACACTAAGTGCTTTTTCTGATAGCATGTCACGATATAATGACATGCAATACTTGCCATCTTCATCGATCATGTTGAAATTGTCGATGAATTGAAATGCTGAACCAAACTTTGAATCAGCAATTCTTGTAATAATATCAGCCACAAGCTGTGACTTATTGTTCTTTTTGCTGGCTAAAATTTCTTTAAGTGACTGCATATACTATCCTTAAAGTTATTTATACGTGTCATAATTATTTTGCCATTTTGCACACAACTGCTTCAGATCTTTTGCAGTCAGAATTTCGGCAAATCTCATTGCGTCCTTGTACCCAATCTGAAATTCGTGTTCAAGTGCATAGACAGTTAACTTATCCAGAACTTTATTTTGCTTGTATGATTTGTAGTCAAAATAATGCTTCTGTCTGTTAATCAAAGAACACAAGAATTCGTAATGTTTTTCATCAGTCAATTTTAAAGTAGAAAGTTTAGCAATAATTGGCAAATACTGCTTCTTGCTGCTAACTATTCTGTTTATCATGAACTGACTATATGTTTTCTTAAAGTCTTCGCTTAACTCTGCCCATGGTTTCTTCTCAAGTTCAATCGAGTTAACTACATCAAATATGTTCATAATAACTAATGTAATAAATTACTTAAACTTTGTATATCGTGTAATTGGCCATCTGTCAATTTTGTTTGACCACTTTTCGAAGAATACTTTACGGAACTGTTCAATCTCATTAGGAGTTTTACCAACAGATGTGTGTGTAGCCGCAATATCAATAGTTGCAACATCATAGCCAGCTGCTAAAGCTTGACAACAGATATCTGCGTCGTAGAAATGGTAATCAGCTAGATTTTCATCAAATCTGATACCATCTTCTAACATCTTACGACTAATAAACAAGCAGCAACCGTCAACAGTTGCAAGGCCTGTATGTGTACCCGGCCAGTCATTCATTGGCTGTGTTCTACCATCAGGATAACCTTGCACGATTGCACCCGCGGTGTTAAGTGGTCTGTTAGGAACCCACCAAACACACGACATTTCTAAAACGTATGTGCCAATTAAACCAGCGACACCGATTTTACCATCTTCAAACAACTTATCGAGCTTATACTTCATTACATCAGGAGGTGTCTGTAGTATTAAGTCGTCATGTCTAAAACAGAAATACTTTTCATTTGATGGTAAACAAAATTTCTCAATAGCGTAATTGTATTTCTTTGCTATGCCATTCAACTTTGCAGTATTGTGAATGAAATGCAAATCGTCGAAAATCGTTTCTTTCTTGTCTTTTGTAGCAACTATTTCAATCATAAATCTCTCATTTCAAAGCCAGCAGTCAACATGTTACTGTTCATGTAATCTGAAATCAGCTTATTTGCCAAATCTGAATATACAGACGTTTTTGCTACATCAAAGAGAACTAGCTTGAACGTAAGCAAATTCGATTTTAGCATGATGTATTTATCTTTGTCTGTAAGTTTTTCAATACTTGAAATCGTATCTACATCTAATGGAAGTTCGTTGTGTTCGAATGCTTTTTCAAATGCCAGTCTTTTTGCTGCTGTAGGCGTATTGGGCGGAAAAACGTAATAAGCTGGCATGCAATGTTTTTCGATCATTTTGATCTTTTCAACTACTTCTTCAGGCGTTAATGGCTTATCGCCAAATACTTCTTTCAAATACTTAGCGACTTTATTCAAAGACCATTCACCAGGTTCGAGCGGGTCAGAATCTTCTTCTTCAAAGAATAACTGACCTAGTGCGACCCATTGCATTTCATTATCGATCCATGCTGCAGTCATCGGTAACACATGTCTACCAGTAAGTTGATAGATAGCAGTCTTATCAGATTCTGTAGTACATTCTACGATGTGTAAGTTGCAGTTTTCGACCATAGTCAAAGACTTAGCATATTCAGTACAGAATTCACAAGAGTCTGAAACAAAAACATAAACACCGTGTTTCAAACCAAGTATGAACTTCTCTGCAGACATTTTCATGTGATCGAACATTAAACCTCCAAATTCATGATGTCAAGCAATGCACATGCAACCATCAAATCTGGCATACTAGAAAATGCGCATTGAGGTTCCCATTGACCCAAAATCATGATTGCTTGCGCTCTATATTTAGGCTCCATCTGAGGAACATATTCGTCTAACAAAAATCTGAAAATATCTGTTGGAGAAAAACCATTCGAATTGATGTAATTTCTTGCATCTGTAAGTTTCTTTGCTTTAATCATGTCGCTTAATTCTGTACCGACACTCTTAAATTCAAGAACACCCTTATCGATCTTGCCATACATTGCTGCATACTTTTGAAGCAATGTAATCATCTTTCTCATCGATGGAAAACAAGATGTGATAATAAGTGGCAATACTTCAATGTCATATTCGATTCCCTCATGTTTCAAAATACCAGCCAAGCGAGCTAACATCTTTTCTTCAAGAGTTTCACGAAATTCTGGTCTTGACATATTGAAGTCAAAGACTTGTGTTCTACCTTCTCTTAAAGGTTCGATAATCTTCGAAATGAAATTGCAAGTAAGAATAAATCTACAAGACTTTGCAAATTCTTCGATATAACCACGAAGTGCACCTTGCAATGCAGGAGTTGTACCATCAGCTTCGTCTAAGATAACAACTTTCGGTCTATTCAATCTTGAACGAGTTGCTGCAAAGTTTGCAATTTGTTCTCTTGCTACAGAAATACCGTTATCAGAAGAAGCGTTAATGTAGATGCTATCAGCACCTAAATCATTAACGATTGCTTTTGCCAGAGTAGTCTTACCAGTTCCGTGGAATTGGAGAACACAACAACAAATTGTTAGTTGAACCGCTCTTAATCATGTCAGTAAAGTACTTTTTGTACGAATCTGGCATGATAATATCTTTAACGTGTTGAGGTCTATATTTTTCGACCCAAATCAAATTGGCAAAATTAGAAGCCATGTCTACGTTCTCTACGATTTCTTGGTGTGTTAATTACTGGAACTAAACCAGTATCTCTCGTTGTTTTTGGGAAGATGCAAGTGCAAGGAATTGGTTCACCTGTATCTGCTTTACGACCAAGATAACCTCTGCCATGACACTTTTTACAGTTTGGCTTTGGGTCATTAAGTGCAATGCCCATGCCTTCTGCTGCAGCCTTCATAATCCACATTGGATCTGCATTTTTAAGTGCAACCAATTCTTCATCAGATACTGCTACTTCATTTAATTCACCAGTTTCTGTGTTTACAAGTTCGATATCTTTTGACATGTGTACCTCAATTAAGCGTCTGCTAAAATGTAAACGTTAACATCAATTCCGTCTTGACGAACTTCAGCAAAGTGAAGCATACCTTCCTTATCGATAATAACTGCATATTCACCAGATGGAAGAAGTTCAAGCTTTGTCGAAGAAATTGTGACTGTGAATGCTGGTGCATCTGGCAAACTTGTTACTGCGTAAGTCTGAGAGAATACATCAGAAGTCTTTGGGTTAAATGCCGTGATTTCGCAAAGACCGTTATTTACTGTGAACTTGATATTTGTTGCACCAACTACACCGATCATCTTCTGAATGTAGTTCAACTGTTCATTTGTCAAAGAGAACTTTGCAGATTCTTCAGTAACACCAATATCATAGAAAGTATCTTCATCGATATTGTACAAATCTGGTTTCATAATACAGTCAACAGATGCCAAAGTGTGTTCAACTCTTGCATTAATTGCTGGCTGCTTAATAACAACTGATACTGGTTCTTTGTCTTCGTCAGAATTGATTGTTTCAAGAATTGGGTTACCAGAACCATCCTTCGAAGGAAGTTGACAGCTAGAGAAACACTTCTTAAATTGTGCGTACGAAAGAATTGTAAACTTCGTACCACTGAAATCGAAAGCACTTACATCAGCTTTAACTGTGTAGTAGACTCCGCTTATCACTTGTGTTATTTGTTACAAACAATTTATCGTCTTGCTTTGCAATCAAGACTTGCTGGTTCGATTGTGAACTGATGTGTGCAAGTGTTGACAAAGTGTCAATAAAATCTATGTTGTAACTGAGTTTGTTATTCATGAATTATCTCCAAAATTTTAATTCTAGTTAAAGTATAATAATTTTTAAGACTTAAGCTTTTTCGTATTTTCCACCAACTTCTTGACGTTGCTCATTAATGTCATGCTTCTTGTAGAAATACTCACACAATTCATCGATTGTTGCACCAATTTTAATGTATAACTGTAAGAAAGTAATTAGAACTTCATCTACTAACGGAATCAGTGCATATACGTTATCGTCAAGTTCTGTATAAGTTTTCCAAGTCTTATAACGCGTCTTATGATATAATCTTCCGATTGCGACATTATACTGTCCGATTATTTCGTGAAATTTAATACCGCCGCTTGCTCTATATTTTCTGTCTGCTTCAGCAAAATACGCACCAAGTGTTCTTGTCGGAATAACGTTAATGTAAAGTAACTGATTGAGCAAGAACGTAAATGCATCAGTTAATTCAAGCATAACGTCTTCAGTTTTATTGCAATTATCTTCACGCATTTGATCGATAAATTCAGCAAGTTCAACATTAGTACAAGTCGCATGATAGCAAGCCTCTGCAAGTTTTGTACTCGTATCGATCATTACGTCATCAGGTGAAATCGTATGACGTTTCTTCAAAAGTTTCTTTTGAAAATCAAGCTGTGTTAACAGCATGTGTAATAATCTGTCATCTTCGTTCTCAATCATAATTCCCTACTTCAAAATTGTTTTCAAATATGGACGCATGTCATTGCATACACAAATTGTTGGTGCTGTGGATGCTTTTGGAATCTGAAACAAAACCATTTCGCCAATTCGAATACTTGTGTGCTTTTCTAGAATGTATGCGTAAGTCGATAACTGAATCGAATACTCATTAACATTACAAGCGTCAAAATCTGTAAAAGGTGCTAAGAGTTTCTCATTTTTAGGATTTGTCGAATCAAATGATTTTGATGTTTTCCAGTCAATGATAGAATAGCACTTCTTAACTTTATTATATGCTAGAAAGTCGATAGTACCACAAAGAGCATTGTCAACATCATAAACAATGAACTCGTTCTTAATTGGCACATACATTTTCTTCATCTTGTTGTATAGAGACTTGCAATAGACTTTTCTTTCATCAAAATCCTGCTCCATGCCTTCATACTGACTCATAAGAGTTCTATCGCCATTGTAGTCTTTTCTGTACCAAAGATTTTCCATGACAGAGTGTATTTCTGTACCAAGTGTTCTAGCGTATTCACCTGCAGCTGACCACATTGCACGAACTTCAGGCACTGTCATGCCATTGTATTTTTCATTTTTCTTTTCTTTCGATTTGATGCAATTTAATGCAGTTTCGTTCCAGTCTTCTTCAGTCTTTTCTTCAGAGAAACGCTTCAAAAATGTCGTTACTGATGTAAATTCAGTTCCGAAGTGAATTCGTATACTTGTGCGTTTCATCTACAAAGTAAATGTCACTAAACGCATCCCATAATTCTGTAATAATATCACTCATAATTCAAGTATAATTAAAGTTTAGCATTTAGAAAATGCGTTTACGTAATCTGTAATGTAGTCAATCTGACTTACTAACTTGTGTTTCAGCATGAAATTGTAGAATTCTCTAGCGTCAAATGAACCACGCTGCCATGAATTAAGTTTTTCAATAATTTCTGTCGAAAGTTCTTCTGGAATTGCGTCAAATGCGATCAATGTGTAATTACGATCCCATTCTTCTTGACACTGTGTTTCGTTCAACCATGCATCAAGATCTGGCAATACATGTTTTTCGATAAACTTTGGTCCCTGACGATACTTCAAACCAGAAATGCGAGGAACATTATCACCTGCATCACCAAGAATAATCTTTTCAGTCAAATATGATTCGGGATTTGCAACTGCAATATACTGCTTCTTGTGTGCATCCCATTGTTTGTAGTTAGGATATTTGAAAAGCTGATAGAAGTCACGGTCATTTGACTGAACAATGATATCTGCTTGCTGTTGTGATTTTACTGTAACTGCAATCAAATCATCAGCTTCACAACGAGCAACTTGTAAAAACTGCATGTTCTTTGCAATATTCTTGAAATCTTCGATAAACTCTCCATTAACTTTGAAGAACTTATCGAAGTCAATTACAGATTCTTGTCGACCAACAATTCTGTTAGCTTTGTAAAGAGGATAATAATCTTTGCGCCAATTGTGAAAACCTTCTTGGCAAATAATAACTCTATCGGGTGTAAACAGCTTCATTGTGCTCTGCAATGAACGCATGAACTGAAGCTTGTACATTGTAAAATTGTCGTCTGTCGGATCGTATTCTGTAGCATGTAGACAACGCATGTACAGATTAGCAGCATCTAATACAAGATAGGTGTCGCGTTTTCCGTGTAATAAATTTGTTACTCATATAAAAAGTATAATAAAATCTTGATAGAAATTATTTCTACTTTTTATCTTCGTAATTGTAATAAATGTCGAATGTCGGATATCTATTCTTGAATCTAACTACAATACTAAACTTTAAATCACTGAAAGTAACATTAAGAACGTTTCCATTCAATTGACAACCTGTAAATGTAGTTGAATTTACATTGTCTGCTGAAAGTTCTTCATGATACAATACATCATCAGTTTTTGTAGTAGTTTCAACTACCATAGTTTCTTTCTGTTTACTAATGATACACAAACTAAGAATATCGACTGTTGTCACATTTGATGAACGTGTGTGCCATTCGTGTGTCAAATTATAACTCAGACGTTCTAGCAATTTTCTTGATGCTGATATTTCATCTTGAATGTCAGTAATAGCAAATTCTTCAGGTAGAGTGCACTTTACATTTTTATTCAAATTGTTGTAAATCAATCTATGCCAAGCTATCGATTTTAATTTAATTGCATTATCAAGTGAACTGTAACTCTTGATAGAAACTGGAATAATTCTGTCATTTCTAAGTGTACAGTTAATGTCAGCTACTGTATCATAACCGAATCATGTTAGCTATAACTGAAATTCTAACAAGTTCAGTTCCAAAGTGATTGACTAAAAACTTATAAAGTTTGATACCAGCACGAATTTTCTGCATTGCAAGTTTATCTTGCTCTACATTGTAGAATAACGAATGATAGCGTTCTTCGTGATAATTGTCTGGAAGCAAGTCACTCTTATTGCGCTTCAACTCTTTCATCGTTTCGCGCATTTCGTTGTTCAATGTCAATGTTGGATCGTCTGGCACAGAATTACAGTCAAAACTGTGTTTGTAGAACAATAACACTGGAACTATTTCTGTGATGTCTGAATTTCTAACATTGTTAACACTAATACCTGTATTAGTGTTCTTTACAACGTAATTTATTTTAATTTTTGTGTTGTCTTTTTCATACACTATTTCTGTCACTTTCACTGTGTCAGAATACGAAACTTTTGACACATATTGCTGATCTTTCAAAATACCGCTGAAATTTTGAAGCAATGATAGTAACTGCATTATTAACATGATTTGCTATTTCATTGCGTTTTACAGCGTCATTTACGTTTGCAACTGTCACATAAACTAGCATATTTGTAGCAGTTGCAGCTTTTCTATTCAGCATTATGCTCACATCTACATCATTTTCATTGCATTGCAAATTAACTGACAAAATGTGAGCAATCGATCTATTCATCGCATTTACAAATTCGAGAAATTCATCGTCTTTGTAAACCTGTGTTGGATTTCGATAAAGTGCTTCAGTGAGAAATTCGTGTATGTCTTTTATCATATTTGTATTTATGAGTATTTCACTAATCTTGATAGAGTAGTGTTCGACAATAACGCTTTATTCCACTTTATAACATTTGCAATACAACCGTCAAGTATGTACATTACGCCATAATCACCGTTGTAACGAACTAGACGTCCAATGCCTTGTTCAAGTTTAGCAACTACATCTGCACTATACCAGTCTTTGTAAAGTTCTTTCTTTGCTTTAACTAAATTGTCTGCTAATGAAGCGTATGGAAGTTTCATGCAAATAGCAAATCTACACTTATCACCATCAAAATTCAAGCCTTCTAGAAGTGTTGGACCGCAAAGAATCTTGTTAGTGCTCTTCAAATACATTTCAATTGCAAAGTCTTTTTCTTTACTCGAAGTGTAGAAAATCATGCGCTTCAAAATGTTAACTGGCAATTTCGATTTTAACTGCTGAACATTTTCGTAATTGCCTGTTTGAATGATACCCTTTTCGTCTTTGTGTTTTTCACAAATTTCTTCAATCTGTTTGATGATTTTCGGAAGTGAAGCGTTCTTCTGAGAATAACTCATCTGATTTATCGTAGAGTAGTAAATCGGAGATTTCGAAAAATCAAATGTCGAAGGAATGTTGATTGTCTGATAATCTTTTTTCTTTGCACCAGTTAAACCTGACATTGTCTTAAAGACATCAAAGTTGCCCATAGTAGCAGACATCATAAGTTCACAGCCACTCTTGTCATGGAAGTAATTCTTTACAAGGTCACCTTCGTATGTACAGTTGATGATCGTTTCATTTTCATTCGAAGTCTTTACGAGAACTTTTTCTCCAAGTTTCTCAACCAATTTCAACATATCATCGAACTTGCAATGTGCTTCTCTAGCTAAGTTTCCAGAATTCAGATACTTCTTGTTTGTGTTGAATGCTTGTGTAGCTTTTGTTTTCTTTCTAATTTGCTCGTTAAGATCGACATAAACACTTAAAATCTTTTCATATCTTTTCATCTGCTTAACAATATCAGCAGGTTTTTCTGCTATAACAGTTTCAGCTGCGATGTCAGATATCACTGATTCAATGTCGGGTACTGTAGAAATTTTATTCTTTGTCGCATATTCTTCCAACGACTTAATGAAAGTTGGAATCATGTGTGGAATTTTTGGAGCATATTGTTGCTGAACAATGTCATTCAACTTGTGCGCTTCATCGCAAATTACAAAATCGCGTTCTGGGAAGATTTCTTCTCCCATCATATCTGCGACATAGTTTCTTTGAATGAGGTACAACTGATAAGTCATTAGTGTGACAGGCGATGAAATTGCTTTCTTTCTGTCTTGAATGAATTGACAATGAGATACACAACGATAACCAATCGATTTTGCTTCTTCATCATTACACAATTTCGACATTGGAATCATGTTGACTGAGCACATACCAGTATTCACTGAAGAACCAGTACATGCACAAGTATAGTTATCTTTGCCTTTTAAATGTCCCCAGTTCAAATTGTAACGTTGAAAATCAGCTACATACTGTTCATACAGAGACAAATCACTTACGAGAATATAACTCTTTTTATCGTAGTATTTGTTCAACACACCAGCACATATCATCGCAGTAATTGACTTTCCACTACCAGTCGGAGCGTTCATTACTTGTGTTTTGCAATTATTCAAAACGTTTGTTATGATTAAAATGCAAGATTCAAGTTGATGTTGTCTAAACTGAAAATCTGCTCCAAGGTTTTCAGCAGCCCATTCATTGCATTGTTGTTCAATTTCATCTATTTGCATATTGAAAGTATAATAAAAACGCACAAAATTTAAATGTGCGTTTTAATTTAGATGAAATGAAGATGTTGCTTAGTCTTTCTTTAGACTATTTCTGAAAATAATGATTGCTGCACAAAGGTCTATAGCAGATCTATCACGAGAATTGTAATTGACAATTGTCTTATACGCCTTTGGTGAACAGTTTGCAGTATTAGTTGTGTCAAAGTTACTTGCTTCTACGATTGACATAACTTGCTGACAAGCACCACGAGCTTGTTTTTCCCAGTTTTTCACTTGATCGAAATAGTCGTTCATCTTCTTTCTGTTATCACAGTTGTTCGTAAATGAATTGTAGATAGCAGTAATAATAGAGTTAGCAACCATCACTTCTGGTGAAATGTCGTTATAAATCTTTGAACCAACTGTCGATGCAGCGCCATTAGCATCATCGGTAGAAATTAAGCTACTGTCTGCAATTGGCTCTAACGTAGTTGGATCGCCATCCATTGTGTCAGGAGCAACTTTTGTTGGTGCAGAAACAGGTGCAGGAGTTGGTTTTGCAGCAGCTGCTTGCTTTGCAGCTTCAGCATCTTTCTTCTTTTTATCCGCAGCTAATTTCAACAACGAAGACAAGTCTTCATGTAGCTGAAGACTGTCATTCAAAATTTGTCCAAATACTGTATTATCCATGTAGTGTGTCCTTCCAATCAATGTTATTTATTTGTTCGAACAACTTAGACAAAGTCGAAATGTCTACATTTTCAAGTTTCGCAGAAGTTTTCTGCTTACCATCAACGTATGCACCTTTCTTAACAGCATCTTGACGTTGTTGTCTATTCATTTTTCTCCATTCGTCAGTCGTATACGTATCTGCAAGTTTGTTATCAGCATCTTTCTGACTTAACTGATAAGTGTCTTGTGTCTTATAGTCTGGTGTTTCTGCATCTTGAACTCTTGCATGAGGTTCTTTTACACCTTGTATCTGAGATGGATCAGCTTCAGACTTATCAATTTGTTTTGCAACTGCTTTAGCTGTCTTATTGTCAGTAGTTGCAGGTTGTTCAGTCTGTGGTGCTTCTGTCTGAGTTTCTGCTGGTTTTTCTTCAGCAGGTGTTTCAGTTGCAGGAGCTTCAGTTGGAGTTTCATTTGTTTCAATTGCTTTTTCTGTCTGTTTGTATGCAGAGTAGCAGAAAATGTCATGATTTTCTTGTTTTGAAAAATCACTTGCATAAGTCTTAGCACTATCGAAGTTTCTTACACAAACACCCTTAATCATGCACACACCAGTTGTCGGATCGTCAGTGATTCCGCCATTGTTAATTTTTTCTGCAAGTGAATAGTCAATGATAGTTTTGCAAGGAGCAAACTTTGTTTGACCAATTTCTTGTTCGAATGTTGTCAATGACTGTGCTACTGCTGCAATTGAACGAGCATTTGCAATGTCAGACTTTTTCAATGCTGTTGCTAGCGTAGCAATAGCTTCAAAACTTGCTTCTGCAGAAGGTGTCAAACTATGCTTTTTCAAAATGTGTGCACCATCAACAATGTATGCTGTATTCAAGCTACGATCATACATGTAAGTCAAACCAGTCTTAGCCATCAAAGCGTCTTTATCAGCTGTTCCAGTGTGAGTAATACCGTGAAGAACTTTACCGATGCCTGTACCAGCACCCTTACCTAACCACTTAATTCCAGACTTTGCTTTGTCACCTACTTTGTCAGTAACACCATCCATTGCAGTAACAATTCTGTTACCGATATCTTCGTTAAGAACATAACCAGCAACAAACACACTTTCAAGTGGATTTACATTTGACGCTTTCAGATTAGCACTGTCTTGTTTCTTTGGATTTTCTCCAAGTTCTTTTGCATCATTGTTAAATGTCTTTCTTGCATCATCACGACCCATAGCATTAACAAAATCGCAAAAATCTGTAACCGGCTTTGCAATTTTAATCAAGCGATCAGCTAAAATACCGAAACCGGTTTTTGAATTGTCAGACTTTGCAGCTTTAATTTCTAGTCCATGATACTGATACTTGCCATTAGCAAGTTTCTTTGGATATTGAGCCGTGGTGTTACCGTTATTGCCATTCATGTTATCACGTGCATCACGTTTTGAACGATCATCACTGATTTCTTGTTGTGTCTTTTCACTGTCTTGTGTAGATGCTAATGAATCTCTTCTGTTCTGCTGATCACGTGTTAAAACGTTATCATACTGTGCTTCAAACAACTTGTTGAACTCTAACCAGTCTGTCAAAGTCATTTCAGTCGTTGTCTGCTTCTTAGCAGCTGCTTTAACGTATTCTGGAAGTTCGATCTTTGTATATTCTACACACAACGGCATATCAGCATGATTTGAATGCACAGCTAACAAGTTCCATTGTCTTGCAATGTACTTATTAAGTGTGTCAAATACGTCTTCACAAATTGCTACTGTCTGTTCACCGACTTGCAGTGTACTTCCGTTTTCTGCATCACGAGCATCATCTGTGTACTCTTTTGCTTTCTGTTCATACGCAGCATAGTCGTCATCAAACTGCTTTAACTGTTCACCAATCTGTGAAAGAATCTGTTGTGCTTCAGTAAATGTTGAACTGTCTAAGTCTTGTAATTCTTCGTATTTTTGACGAATGTTAGCTTTATTCAATTGCTTTTCTAATGCAGCATGATAACGTTCATAGCGATCTCTATCACGCTTGATATTTTCGTCAGATAATGCTTTCTTCGAATATACTTGATTTATTGTTGTGATGTACTTTAACAATTGCTTGTATGGTTCGACATACTTGCTATCATCTTCTTCATTGTCAGATTCGCTATCAAAATCAGAAAACATTTCGTCTCTTTCTAGCAAAAGAAGATCGTTATCGACTTCAACACTTTCGTTAGTAACTACAGTTGTGTCATCTGTCAATTTCTTTAACTTGTCTTCTGCTTCTTTGATTTTCTTGATAACGTCTTCGTATGTAATTTCAGTAGAACGTCCAGTAGCAGTAAATCCTTCAGCAACACCTTGTGCGAAAGAACTTAAACCAGCAAACAATGTGCCAGTTAATTTCTTACGCATTTTTCTCAATGTTGGATTTGTAAGAATATTGAGTGTTAACATTCCAAGTTTTGGAATAGCCCATAGAGATGCCCATGACTTCTTACCAAGACTTTCATTCAACCACTTCATTGGAACAGTGTGCATGAATTTATTACCGTGACCAGCCAATCTACCACGACGGAACTGACGTTCACCAGTAACTTTGTTTTCGAACCATGTCTTTTCTACAGCTTCTTGTTCTTTCTTAAGAGCTGTAGTCATACCATCAACGAACAAGTTTGAATACTTCAAGTATTGTGCATCAAACTGCGTCTTAAACTTTCTAGAAAATGCTATAGCTTTTGGCAGTGATTTCAAATCATTTTCTGTAAATCCACTGTCTGCTCTCTGCTGGTCATTTAGAACTTTATACCACACACAAAGTGCAGAGTCAAGAATCATCTTGTCATTTAAAGAGCTAAGTAAACCGAGTTCGACAGTATAGTTAGAGTTTCTATCGAAACTTAATTGCAATGTCTGTAAGAACTTTTCTTGTTCTTTTGGAGGAAGTGAACCAATGTTGATGTTCTTAACTTTGTCTGTAGCTAAGCGCTTACCTTGTTCAGTAAATGCTCTGTTTGCTTCAGCAAAGAAAGATGTACTTACATAGATGAGTGCTTCACCAATTGCTTCGTACATTGTATCGAAAGTTGGTTCATTCTTGAACTCTTTACCACCAAACTTAGAACGGCGTTCAACTGCTTTTGCTAAATTCTTGTGTTGCGCAATGGCTTGAAACTTTGATGGTAAAACATTACCAACAAACTCAGAAACAGACTTCATTTGTTTTGAATTCTTGACAGGAATAGCGACTTTTTCAATGTTGTTTACACTGACGTTAGCTTTCTTCATTGGGCCAACATCAAGTGCTTTCTTAGTTTCAGCAAGTTCACCACTAAGAACAGAAACAGTAGTCGACACGTTGATTAACCACATCAACTTAGAAATGTGATCTTCTTGAGGTCTATCGCCAATTACATTAATACCAGCAGTAGAATCACCAGCCATAAATGCTGTGAAGTTGTTAAGTACTTCGACTGCTGATTTTTCTTTTGATGCACTAAGAACACTTAGCAAATTATTAACAATCTTTGTTAATTCAGTAAGTGTATCTGAAGTATCTAAGTTCGCGTCTTTATCTCCAATAAGTGTGTAATCTCGATTGAACCACTTGAAGAAAAGATCGTCGATTCGCTTTGCTAATTTACTATTAGCGTCTATTCTGTAATATTCTACTTGCTGTTCTGTTGTTTCTGCCATATTAAACGCCTATTAAAGTATAATTTATTTATGATCGCTTGCAACCATTTTAATCGCAAGCGATCTTGCTAAGCGTTAAAATAGTGTATTCAAGTTGTTAAAAACTTGTTTAATCGGCAATACTTCGATTGCTCCATCTGGATGCTGGATTTCAATCGGTTCGTCACCGTGAAGGCACGCATATTCCTGGTTGAAATAAATGACGCCGTTGTCCTTAATCATTCTTTCACGCCATTCATCATCACGTCCTTCAATTTCATTCCACTGAACTTTGCAAGGAATGAAAGAGTTTTGTCCGTTAACAGCTTTCACCCAAATATCATAGAAGTGATTCATGCCCTTTGGCGTACTAATCAGAATCAACTTAGAATCTGTACGAGATGCCTGGGTTGGGAAAACTGACATCATAAAGTCTTCAGCGATATTAGGGTCTAGGTGAGCAAATTCGTCCACGAGCATGTAGTCAACCGTTTTACCACGAATAGAAGACGATGAAGATGCAGCTGCAAAGATCTTAGTACCGTTGTCCATACCGATACAGCCTTTAGACCATCCGCCAACGTCTTTGTTAATTCCTTGCTGCAACCAAAGTGGAAGTTTGACGTAGGCATCCTTAATACGCGCCATAATTTCCAAAGCTTGTTGTTCCTTATTAGCAAGAACTGCAATAGTCTTATCTTGTTTGAATAGTGCAAGCCATGTCAAGTAAAGTGTTGCAATCGTGGTTTTACCAGACTGACGACCCTGCATAATAATTCTGTTATTTTTCTTTGGAACGTTCGCAATTAGTGTTGCAACGATTTTTTCCTGATAGGGTCTTAGAACAATTGGTCTAGAACCACCATCTGCGTTAATGTAAAAATAATGTGCAAAATGAAAGATGTCCTGAGAACATTTTAGCCATTCTTGCATTTGTTCTTCAGTCATTTCAACTACTTCGCCTGTACCGCGAAGATTAGGATTGCCATGAAACATATAATAACCTCATATCAATTTATATTCTATTTATAAATACAATATGAAAAGTTATAAAGAACTACTGACAGAAATGTTAAAGCCTTTAAATGGCAAACTAATGTTGAGAAAATTGCAAACAAAATTCGATGATGTGTTTTTGCAATCTGATAATTACAACGATTCAACTAATACTATCGTAATTCGCTGTGTAGACGATGATGACGCCAGAGAATATTTCTTTGGTGACGATGAACACATGAACAAATATCACATTAAGGAGTTAGATTCATATCTGAAGCCATTTAACTGGTACGTCAATCAGATACGTGATACACTCAAAAGTATTGTAATTCAACAGCGCGATATTAAAGATATAACGAGCATGACTACGTACGATCCAGGAGAATTTTTGAATTCTACTGAAGATGTGTTGGTTCCTAGCACAGCAAACATTAAACAGTACGGCTTCATTCACGTGACAAACATTACGCCAGAACAAATGGCACAAACAGGCATTAGAGCAAAGAATAGTGATACGTTCGACAAACACGATGAAAAACGCATTTACTTATTCTCATTAGCACCACAGTTCATTACAAGCAGACCAAACTTACAAGCAACATTGTCAACATACCACGAAGATCGTACAGGTTTAAAAGAATTAGCAAAAGTTTTGACAGATGAAACTGCTCCACTTGCAACTGAAATCTGTCAGTTTGCCAAAATACGCGGTGTACAGTATGTGTACTTTGTCAAGAAACTTCAAACTCCAGCAAAATTGTATAAAGACAATGCATGGACAGATACTTACACACTTGACGCAATATACACAAAAGATTACAGCATTTTACCTGAAGATGTCGTATTTCTTGGTACCGTTGATGATTTGCGTTTCTACAGTGAAAAAGAAATTGGTGATTCACTGCTAGATGACAGTAGACGTTCAACTGTTGTTGGTGATATTGATGTGTCAGAACCGATAAATCCTGAAGATATCAAACGCGTACAAGACATGTATGAAAGCGATATTCACACAAGACGTGTAATTCGCTTAGCAGTGTATTTGCTAAAAACACAATACGGTATCGAATTGACTCCTGAAGACGTCATAAAA